CCATACTAAAAAATTAAAGTTAAAACATCACTCCATTTTACGTTGTTCAGCGTCTTTATCTCTGTTACCGAGCCATCACCAGCAATTTCAATCCGTACTATTTTCCAAACAGCATCACTTTCTAAACTACCTAATGGTGCTTTTCCATTATAGCTGTATGGATTTATCCATTTATGTCTTTTTTCATATGTTATAGCAGGTGCTCCTTGAGGACCTGTAATATCAGATAAAGCGACTAAATCAAACCAAGACTCGCCAACATATCTCCATTGAATATGAGTTAATGATTTTTGAAGCTCAATTTCTCTACCGTCTATTCCTTTTAACCAATTTAAAAAATCAATTTCAGCACCTATATGCCCATTTCTTAACCAAATTTCATAAGCACTTTTACCATCTAAACCATGATATTCAATAATTTCAGGTAAAACTTGGTTTCCTAAATCATCTACATTAATTTCAATATCTTGTGGTAATAATTCACTTAATATTTCTATTCTTCTTATAATTTTTTCTTTTATTAAAGAAGGAATAGTTAATTCATAAAAACAATTTAAAGATATAGCTCTTATAAATATATGAGGAGGAATTAATTCAGGATTTATTTGTAGATCTGCCCCACCTAATTTTGGATTTTTTAAGCCATTTAAATCTATGATATCTAACATAGATATCATAAAGGCTCTTAAAGCATGATATATTATAATAACTTCATCTGAATTGTCAGAAGTTATTATAATATTATAGACTGTATTAAAAGCTCTTGTGTGATTTTGAGAAATAGTTTGAGAGATAGGATCATAATTTGTTCCATTATATCCCTCATCTACCCCAATTCCACCTCCAATATCAGATTCTGAAGGTAAATTTAAATGAATAGTAGGTATATTTGCTCTATCAGCATTAAAAAACATTCTTAAATCCAAAAATCTTGGATGAGATTTATCTCTTGAAAATATATCTTTTGCATTGGAATAAAAGTCCAAATTTAGATTTTCAAACTTAGTTCCATAAAATAATTTATAAAAAATAGTATTTTTTTCTTCTACATTATCAAGTAAATCCCTACGAATTGTTTTTAATATAGTGTCAATAACATTATATAAGAGTATTTCAGGAATTTGTAATTTATTTTCCATAACCTTCTTTCTCTAAAAACTCTTCAATTAATTCATCTATTTCTTTAAATAAATCCATACTTTTGATGGCTTTATCTTTAAAATTTTTAGCAATAAAACCAGGATGAATCCAAGAATTAGCATCTGATTTATCACTTACTCTTCTAAAATTTATATATTGAGTATGTCTATTACTTCCTGGCAATTTAGTTTTTTGAATACCTTCATAAATTGATGTTCTATGAGTATAGGTTTCAAATTCTTTATTAGGTGTTAATAATTTTTCTCTTGTTTTTAATGTTTGAAATTCTTTAGGTATATCTTTTATTTTTAAACTCTGTTCTGGAGCTAAATTTTTAACTAATTTATCAATTTTTTTAGGTAATTTACCAGAAAATATTTGATTTTCTCCTAAAGCACCTGCAGTAGCAAATCTAAAAGGAATAGTTAGATACCAACCACCACCTTTTTTAATTTTTATTTTTTGGCTTTTACCAAAACCTTCTTTCATATCAAAAGAAGGAGTGCCTAATTCAATCATTAAAGGAAGAGGATTTTTAGAAACCAACATTACATAACCTATATAAGGTCCTTCGCTACCAACAATTAAAGATTTCACATACATATCTCTAACAGAACCTAATTCTTGAGAGGCAACTAATTCCCATCTTTTAGCTGCTCTTTTAGTTATGCCTGTAATTACATCAGTTATTAATTGTTGAATCTGTTCTTTAGATAAACCAAATTCAACAGCTAATCCACTTGTATCAACATTTATAGGAATCATCTTCTGTTAATGTTGTATTATCTAATAAAAAGGAACTATTAAATTTACTTGGGTCTAAAATATAATGTGCTTTTCTTCCAACCCCACTTAAAGGTAATCTTTTACTTTCTTCTTTACCTGTAATTTCATTTAATACAAAAGAATTTATTACATCCCTAGTAGTATCTAAAACATGATAAGTATTAAAGTGTTTATATGTTATTGATATTGAATAGAGAGTTTCTTCACTTACATAAAATTTATCATTTAAATAAAAAACATTATTTTCTATAGTAAAATCAATATCCAATTCCAATTTTTGTAATTTTCTATCAACTCCTCTAAAAAGAAAACAGCTTATTACTTCTTTAGCATTATAATTTAAATAAGAAAATAGTTTTCCTGATAAATAAACAGGAAAAATTATTTGTTTATGAATAGAATCACTATCAATTAAAGTAATTTTATCCATATAACTAATTTTATCTTTATCCATACAACTTATGGAAACAGTACCTAATTTTTCTTCACTCCAATCTTTATATTTGGTTTGTAAATTCATTGAAAATAAAAGCATTCTAGTTTCAACTTTATCCAAAAATATCCATCCTGTACCAGCACAATTTTTACAAGAAGGTTGATTATCTGAAACTTTAGATTTGCAAGGACATAATATGGCCTTTTCGTGGAAAACATCATAACCTTTTTGGTAAATTAAGGCATCAAAGTCATTATCTACAAAATCCTGTCTAGGTAAACTACCTGAATAAGGTTGAGTTTGGTGAATTATTATTTTATTATTTCCACTTGGATCTCCCATATTCTATAAACTTATAACTGTAAAACCTTTGTAATGATTATAAAGTCTGGGTAGAGTTAATTCTAAATCTTTTAAATAACCTTCAATTCTAGTTTTAAAACCACTTTGAGTTGAATATGATTGAGAGAGACCATCAATTCCAATACTTTTAGATACTATTCCAGGTGAACCTAATATCAAATCACCCATTAAATGAAATATATTTATAGAAGCTAATTTTCCAATAATATTTAATATATCCATTGGTAATTTGTTGAATCCAGTAGTATATACTATATTCCAATAATTAGGAATATTTTGATTCATAAAAAAACCTAAAGGAACCACTCCATGATAAATGCTAGAACTTTGAATAGTTGAAGAAGCTACAGGAACAACATGTATACTTCTAAAAATAATATCATCATTGGAAGTTTTAACAGATAACCATTCTTTTGGAATGTCCATTTGTTGAACTTGATTTACAAAACCTTTTAACTCATAAGCCTTTCTTACTTGAAAGGTAGTTCTCATATAACCCCAACTTTTCCAATCATTTAAAGTATAATCTTTTTTCTCTTCTTCTATTCTTTTTATAAGACTTATTCCTAAATAATTTTCAATTTCTTTTTGAGCTGCCTCTATATAGAAAGAAAAATTATCAATATTTAAAGAATTACCATTTTTATCATTCAATGGAATACCATATAAGAATAATTCTACAAGTTCAGAAGGGCTAAAAATTAGCCCTTCATTTATTCCATAAAGTGAAGATAAAGTAATGGTAGTTGCCATTTTTAAATGCTATCAGTAATAAGTTTTATTAATTCCAACTTCTTTAAATTTTTCCATTCCACTTCTGGTATCCCTGCTCCTTTTAAAATATCTTTCAATTCCTCCACAGTTTTAGAAGCTAACTCTTGGGAGAATTTTTGTTTTTTCCTTATCTGGTCATCTTTTGCATCTAATAACAATTTATTTAATTGTTCAATTGCAATGTTCTCTTCTAATTTTTTACCAGTAATCTTAAAATATTCTTCATGTGCTAAAGCAACAGCTTTGTCTCTTTCCTGCTTTTGAATTTCTTCTTGTTTCTTCTTTTCCTCTTCTTGTTTTTTCTTCTTTTCCTCTTCCTCTTTTGTTAAAGGAATTATAACTTCAATTCCATAATCTGGAATTATCTTTTCCAAAAAACCTTCGTGTTTTTCTAACCACTCTTTAGAAACTTCAAATTCTCCTTTTTCATCAAAAGTAATATCTACATTTGCTATAGTAACTGTGTTATTAAAGCGATGTGTTAAATTGGTTTTAATTGTTGTAGGTTTCATTTTTTACAATTTAAATTACTATTTATTAAAAATAAGGTTCCAGAGACAATTGCCCCTGGAACCTTACAAATGATTACCAATTATTAGGTGAGGTCATCTCCAATATTGATAAATCTTGTAGCTTTTCTTGGAGCATAAAACTGAGGAGTACCATAAAGCAAAATCATAAAACGAATTGCAGGACTTAAAACAGCCAAATCCATTTTCATCAAAGGAGCCAATTGTTTAAAGCTGTAAACTTCGTCATTGTTTTGCAACATAAGAGCAGATTCGCAACCTGGTAAAAATCTGTTGCGGTCACGTACTAAAGGAGCAATACCACCATCATAACCAGCAGCTTTTTGTGCAGTGCTAACCTGGAAGATTGGATAAAGAGGAGTACTTGCTAATGGAGTAGTAGGAGTCTTTTTAGACCTGTAAATTACATAACCTGATGCAGGGTAAGTACCACCACCATCAGCAAATTTTAAATCAACTGATTCAGTACCGGCCACAGTAGTTAAGGTATTTTTAAGTGCTACCAAAGGACCTTCTCCATAACGATTAAGAGAAGCTACAGCATAAAAATAATCACCATTGAAACCAGCAAATTTAGTGCTTCCATCTGCTACAGCAGTAACAGGGGCAACACCATCAGGAATAACAGCATCAGGGGCTTTAGAAGAAGTTTTAGCAGAACCGGCATATCTCAGAGGGTTGGCTTTCATAAATTTGTCATAACCCAATTCAATATCACCAAATTGTGAAGCAAACACTTTCACCCTTTGACCCATAATACCATCTGTTAAAGCAGCAGTATTAGGTTGAATTAATTTAGATTCATGAAACCTCTTTACAAAGTTAGATAAAACAACCGGAGGAGCCATAAGAAGGTCAGCAAAACCAAAATTTTCAAGAATGCCTAAACCACCCTGCTCAATAGAAGCTTCTGTAAGAGCTTTACCTCTTAAGTCAACAATTGAATCAGAACTCAAATATTGGTCCAAAGTACCACCAAAGCCAGTAAAGTGTTGTTTGTACAAACCGTTCCATTCCTGAGGAATAACATCAGCATCACCAAAAGTTAAAGCTTTATCAGCTTTTCTGAGAATCCACAACGTTCCATTTTTAGTCTCACGCTGAATTAAATTCCCAACCATAGTATTGACTAATTGCATCGGATGTGTTACCGATTTAGTCACACCAAGAAATTTTACCAATTCAGCCTTACGAACGTAAGTTGCGTCTTCTTCTTCCGGTAATTCACCTTCATTGTTAAATCCACCTCTGTCGGCACCAACACTTGTTAATTGGTTATATTCTTCAACAGTATTGAAAGCTGGGAGCTTTGGTATTTTTTTCCAAAACTGGATATCACCTTCTTGGAGAGTTAAAATTTTAAGGGTACCTTCAAGGCTCTCCACCTTTAAAGGAGCACCACTGGTAGCGGAAGGATCACTTCCACGTAATTCTGTTGCTTGTAGGGCTTTTTCAAGTTCGAGCATGTCAGAACTTGCCATGTTTTCCATTCCTTTTAATTGATATTCGGAAAGGTCAACGCCCAATTTGAAATCATCCATTAGGATTAATTTTTAATTGTTTTTTACCAATTCTGTTGCTCGATTTACTTTTTCAATTTTTTATTTTAACCTAAATAAAATTTAGGATATAATCTCAATTTGTTCAGACTTTAATATATCTTGTTGGATTGCTTTACTTAATTTATTTGAAGCTTCAAATTCTTGTAAAGCTGAAAGATAAGGACCTACTGCCTTTTTAATATCATCTACTTCATCAATTTTAGATTTCTGTCTTAAAAGAGAAATAACTTCTTTTCTGTTTTTAGATAAAGATAATCTTTTTTCACTTGTTCCTTTGTTTATCTCATCTTTATCAAAACCTTTCTCCATATAGTTTTTGGAAGTAATTGATTTTTCAATAGGTGTTTTTAAGAATTTTTCTATTTTTTCATTTTGTAAACCAATTGCTTGGAGATGTCTTTGTTCTAATTCTCCAACTGATTTGAATTTATCTACTAATACATTAAAACCACTCTCTATTGCTTTATTAATTTCTTCCAATTGAGTGGTAAGATTTTGATTCAATTCTTTTGAATTTTTTAATTCAATTGTTGTTTCTTCAAGTTTTTCTAAAATGGATTTTTCAAGTGTTTCCACCTTATCCATAATAGCTTTTTGTAAGGTATCTTCAAAAGGTTTTAAAACATCAGCAAAATCTTCAATAGATTTTTTAATTTTGGTTTTCTCAAGTTTCTCTTCCGGTTTTTCTTCAGGGTCTTCTATTTTTTCTTCTTTCTTCTCTTCCAACTTTTCTCCTGGTTCTTTCTTCTCTTCCACCTCCGGCTTCTTTTCCTCTTCTTCTATTGCTTTTTCCAAATTATTCATTTTGTTAGCAAATGGGTTAATGTCCAGTTTTAAAAAATTTAAAGCTTTTTGGATATTTTCCTCATTTATTTCAACAGTTTCTTTAGGTTCCATAATAATATGATTATATTAATGATATACTTGAGATTATAAATATATAAAAAAATTTTTTTAAAACAAAATTTTTAAAAATTTTCTTTTAATGCTTCTTTAATTTTTGAAGATTCTGATTCATTAAATATTCCTTTTTCCATAGCAGTAGATAAAATAACCATAGATTTTACAACTTCTTTTGGGTATTTTAATTCTGGTTCTAAATCTTCTCTTTTAATTACCTGACCTGAACCCATTGTTGCTGCTAAAGCTTTAGTTATTATTTTAATATTTAAATATTCATCAACAATTATTCTATCTCCATTAGGTTTTGTAATATCTATTATGTGAAATTCACCACCATTTGCTGGTCTTTTATTTTCTCCAAATAAATTATTTTCTTCTGCCTTCTCTAAAATTTCAACCTCATCATATTCATAAGGAATATCTAAATAATTTCCTTTAACCACATCTGCCCAAGTTGAAAAATTTTTAGGAGAGGGAGTAACAGCAACATTTGTTATTAATGCTTTTAACACTCTTTTTTTATCAAAAGGGTCTCTTTTTAATACTTTTCCTTCAATAGACCAACCTAATTTTCTGGTATCACTATCATTAGCTAATGTTTCAGCTAAATCATAAGTATCTTTTGCTTTTTGATTATTATATAATTTAGCTTGAATAAAAAATACATTATCTTTTACATAAGCAATTTCTGGTTCACCTATAACAGCAGAGGGGTCATTTTTTGCTTGATGATTATAATTTACTAAACCTGAAGTTTTAAATAAACTCAAATCAAAACCATCTGGTTCTAAAGTTTCACCATCAAAATCTTTTTCGTTATTAGAAGCTACACCTCTTAAACGACGAATTTCTTTACCCCCTGCATCAGCAGCTTTTTCAAATTCTACTGCAGGGATAAAAAACTTAAATTTTTCAGGTTGTTCAGTCATTTTAATATGTTTAATAATCATATCTGTTAGCCATATCTCTCAATAATTGTGCTCCAGGACCTGGGTCATATCTTCTTGCTAACCAAGTTCCTATAAGGTCTTCCATTTGTTCAGCATTAAAATCTTTAATTTGTTCACTTATTTCTTCTATATTAACAATTTCTCTTTCCTTATTATCACCTATCTTTTGTTCCTGTTTAATTTTTTTCCATTTTCCATTAATAAACTTATAGTCACCATCCTTATATTTACGAACTTCTCCTTCAACTGGAGGTAGGGCTTTTTCCAAACACTCCTGCAAATCAGTAAAACCATCTAAATTTATAGTGTCCATTTTTAATAATTATTTGTTTTTATTCCAATTAAGAGATTTTTGGATTAAATTTAAGTCCCAACCTTTTTCAACAATTTTATCATATATAGATTTTTGAATAGCTTCAGATGTAAGATGAGGTAAAGCATTTTTAAATTGTCCCATGTGGTAGGCTTCTGTTAGAACAATAATTGATTTTATAAACTCTTCTTTTTCAAAATCAATTAAATCTGGATTGCTTTTAATAATAGAAGAAATAGACTTTTTTAATTCATCAACTTCCTGTTTTATTTTAAATACTTCATCTAAATAATTTGAAAAATAGTTATTGTATCTTTCATTTATCCTATTTTTTAGATAAAAATATCCTTCTTTTTCTTGTGAATCAGTTGACTTTTCAATTTTATTTTTTAAAGCCCCTAATTGGTCTTCAAAACTTTTAATTACCTCAAAATGTTTTTTTCCTAATTCTTTCACTCCCTCCAATTGTTCTGATAGAGATTGTTCTAATTTAGAATAAACATCAAGTTTTTCTTGCAAAGTACCAATGTTGAAAATTTTACGAATTTGATTAAGCATATTAATATATATATTTAAAATCCAAAATCTATTAATTGTTTGCTATTTAAAGAATAAGTTTGTTCATCAACTAAATTATTAATCATAACATCTATATAAGATATTTCAATTAAACAATCAACATATCTTTCATAAACATCATTATAGTTTTGCATCAAACCTCTATTGTTTATATCTTTTTCAGTAGTTCCTGGTGTTAATATTTCTGACCTTACAGCTATAGAATTTGATTCACAACAATTCTTCAATCCATCTCCATTTGAACCATTCTTTTGTTCATAACTATATCTTTTAGGAAGTAAAGTAGAATTAATTTTAATTCCTCTTAAACAATAACTGGGACAAAATTCTATTGGTTCAACACCAATCTGTTTTATTAAAGAAATTAAATTTTGAAGTTGAATCTGTTTATTTATTTCTTCTTCTTGCTTTTTATTAATCAATCTTTCTTTTATCTCCAAACCTGTTTTAGTAAAACTAAAGTTGTTTTCAGCTATACTTTTTTCTAAATCTATTTCTTTTTCTGAAATGTCAACTTTAACTCTATTCAGTTTTCCATCAATACCTTTAATTAAAAAAGTTTTGATTTCTGGTTTAATAAGTTCAGTACCCAAGGTTTTCACTGAATTACTCATGTTATATGATATTTGTATTTTATAAAAATATAAAACATTTTTGAAAATACAAAATTTTTTATATAAATTTTTCTTCGTTACCTATTCTCACTCTCATCTTAGTTTTTCTTATTTTAGGTTTAATTCCTTCCACAAATTTAGTAAATCCGCCAGTCATAGGGTCCCATTCACGATTTAGAGGAAGTTCATGTATTGTACACCTGCAGTAAGGATGCATAGGTCCAACTACTGGTAACCATTCATTAACTTTTCTTCCTATATTATCTCCATTCTTAAGTATTTCTTCAATAGTAAATATAATAGGTTGACTACCTATTCCAGCAGTAGTATATGCTTTAATACAAGAATCACAAGCACCTAAATAAACATCTTTATAAACTTCTGCTTTTTCTCCTTTTTCTTGTAAAAGAGTCATTACTCTACCTTCATCAAAGGCTTTATGCATTATAAAATCAGCTATCCTTCCTAAATTTCTATTCCAGTCCTGAGTTCTATTTCCTATTCTTGAAACTAAATCTCTAACAGTTTCTCTATTTTGAACAGTTTTTATTGCTTCTTCTCTTATTAATTCTTCATATTTAAAACGCTTCTCTTTATCAACATCAATTAATATTTTAGTTAAATCATCAGAAACTTTATTGCCTAACCCTTTTATATCTTTAAATGATTGGTGTTTAATATTATCCAACACATTTTTTTCTAAAGGAGTTAAAGGCATGAATTGATTAGTTTTAATATACCACTTTAATTTGGAGTAATTCCAATTTTTTAATTCTGCTTCTTTTAAAGAAGTGCTAATTATGCCAAATCTAAAAGCATGATCTAAATAAGAAAGATTTTTAGGATCTAAATATTTAGATAAAGGAAAATTATATTTTTTAAGTAAAACTATATCTTCCTTTGATAATAAATCACTACTTATATTTTTAGCAAGAAAAGAAATATGGTAAAAATTTACCATATTTATTAATTCTTGAATTTGATTTGAGGTTAAAAACATGTATTAAGATAAAATTTCAATATCAGGTAATGACCAACCTGCACCATATATATCTTGTATCTTTTTTGTTAAATATTCTTTTCCAAATTCTTTTATTAACCCTCTGAGTTTTTCACTAACATATTCTCTTTCTTCTGTTAATTCTTCTTTTCTTGTTTCAGATTTAACTAAACCCTCCTTTAAAGGATAATCCGCTACACAAAATCTTGTTATATAACTAAAAACAGTTGATAATCTAGATAAAGGAATTTCTTTTCTTCTTTGTTCATTATTGGCAAGAAGTTGAGAAGAAGAACTAGATGATTTTACTTTTTTCCAACCAAATTTACCATCATCTTTTTTGGTATATTGATAGGTTCCATCTTTAAATTCTCTTAAATCTCCTTCTTCTGGACCAATTTTTTTTACTTCTGTAGTTTGTTCTGTTATTTCCATTTTAATTTAAAATTTGTTCACAAGTAATTATGTTAAACAATTCAATTTCCTTAACAATATATGGATAAGGTTTTATTGTTTCTATTTTATTTTCTTTAAAGGTATTAGTTCTTAAATTATGTATAATACAAGACCTATGTGATTTTGGATGTTGGAGTACTAAATATTTTATTTGGTCAGGATGATTCTTAATAAAACCTTCTACACCATAATTTTTTTTATTAATTCTAATAGTATAATTAGTAGGATCCACTTTTTTTCTATTACCATCTTCTATTTTTGGTTTAAGAGGATCCTTAGTTAAATAAACTATTTTTCCATTCTTCCTGGTTTTATAAAAATGTGGATTGTTAATTCTATTCACCTATTTTAATTTAATATAAAAATAATAAAAAATTTGCAAAAATACAAATTTTTGACGAAAAATTTTACATTAAGTGCAAATAAAAATTAATATTCATATTTACTTTTATTTGGAAATTGAAATTCAATAAAGTGTTTTAATTCTTCACTTAACCCTTTATTATTATAACCTAGATATATTTTGTTTTCAATTTTTTGTTTGATTTCTTCTATTTTTATAATTTCTTCTTTTTCAAACCCTATCTTTTCTTCTCCTAATTTTACTCTTTCACACTCAATATTATTAAAATATAAACAATTAATGGTAAAACCTTCTTTTTCTATGGCCCAATTATATTGAGAAAAAATTTGTTTAAATTTTAATCCATTATATACCACTGGTATATGAGATTCATAATTATAGGTTGGTTTTTTCTCAAGTTTTAAAAATTCAAATCCATTTTTAAGTCTATTTCTCCATCTATTTACTTTACTAAAATCATAAACATCCAAATTAGCTCTATATAAAGGTTTTATATTTTTTCCATAAATTGGTTTTAAAATAATTTGGTCATCACTTATTCTTATAAAGTTTTCACTTATTCCACCATCAATGGCTTTTATAGTTTTAGCAATTATATTTGCATCTTTATTATGTTTAAATGTATCAGAAAAAGGAAAATATTGTATTTTATCTTTATTTATAAAAGAAGGTAAATGTCCTATTATAAAAATCTTATCTAAATCTATTAAATTCTCCTCAAGACTTCTAATGCAATATCTCAATTCATTATGTTCCCAACCACTTTCTATTCCTAAAGGTATTAAAACATCCATTTTATTTTAAATGAGATTTATCTCTTCTATCTTTACCTAATCTATATGTATGGAATATATAAACACCTCTCATACAATATATTTTTCTATGTGATAATAATATCTTTTTTGAAAATTTATTATCTACTTGCAAAATACCTTCCTCATCAAAACCACCAACAGAAGCCCAAACTTTCTTTTGTACCAACATCATCATTCCTGAAATAGTCCTGGGAATTTCACTTATTTCTAAATAGTGATTTTCTTGAACTTTAAGAGCTATATCTATATGATTTCTTATATCTGAATCTTCTGATATAATTCCATTATACTTTTGGTATGGATTTTTTATTCTATTAGTTAAACAAGTAAATAATCCAACATTTAAATATTTATAATATGTAACAATATCAATTATTTGTTTACCAAAATTTGGAGTTAAAAACAAAGTATCTCCATCTAACAAACACCCCCAATCATCTTCATTAGGAAGTAATGACATTGATTCATTATAAGCTTTACCGATACACTTCCCTACATCAAAGGGAGTAAAATATTGAATCATTAAAAACTATAATTAGTTTTATAAGCAGGAACCCAAGTATCTAAAAATGGATTTAGTTTTTTCATCCTTCTTTTTATAACAAGCCTTGCAACACCTTTTAATTTTAGAGGTTGTGGTTGAGGCATATAAATAGGATATACTCCACCTGATGCCATCCAAGCATCAATATCTTTCATCACTAATTCAGCAATTTTATCTTTAGTGTAAAAATTTGAATTTGAATTACCAAAATTTGGTATTGGAGGAGAAGAGGCCATTTTATTTTGTTTTAAATTTATACCAATTTTTATAAAAATAATAAAAATTTTTAAATTTTACAAAATTTTTATGTTAATAATTGTAATCTATCTATAATTTCTTCTGGTAAATTAGCTTCAAAGTCAACTTTTTCAAAAGGAAAAGATGGGTTGTTAAAAAACTTCTCTCTTTTTATTGATATTTGATTATAACCATGTGTATCAACACCATTTAAAAAATAAGAATTAATATCTATAAAAACTTTTTGTGGATTAATATGCTTATATAGCCAACCATCTACAACTGCTCTTCTATATTCATCTGGTACCTTATTTATTACATCTTGAGTCTTCATAGCCATATTAAGGCCACCTTTTTGTATATTGGTTAAATCTTTATATAAAATGTATTTTTTAGTTTTTATATTATAGAATAAACCTATATTACTTTTATACCAATCATAATTGTTTTTAACTATTGCTTCATAAGTTGCTTTTAAACGATATGGTTGAGAATAGCAATCTGCTGCTTGCAATAGAAAACATTTAGAATTTTTATCACAATTTTTAGCAATATATTTCCATTTTTCTCCTAAAGATAACCATTTTTTTAATGGCAAATATTTAATATTTTTTATTTTATCTCCATATTGTTTCATTAATTTTAATCCGCCTAACATTTTTTCATTTTGTTCTTCACAAACAACTAATTCCCATTCAAAATCTATATTTTTTTGATTAATTAGGGATTCCAAGGCTAACCAAACAATTTTTCCACTATTATATAGTGGTAAAGCTACACTAAGTTCTATCATTTTTTAATTCCTTCTATTAAATAAATAATATTACCCTTATTTCCAATAAAAAATTCCTTATAAATATCAAATTCAATTAATTTAGAATATCTATTAATAATTTCATCAAAATTATTAAAACATCTAACATGTCCTTTACTCATATAATTAGGTACTGAAAATATGACTCTTTTATCTTTATGTATTTTATTTAATATATCTAAATCATTTTCAATATGTTCCAATACTTCACAAATAAGAACTGTATCATAAACATTTTTAGAACCATCAAAATTAATTTGATTTAAATCTGCCCAAATAAAAGCAGATTCATCTCCAATATTATTTTTTTTAGCTTGTAATATAGCTTCTTCACTAAAATCAATTCCAAATAAATATTTTTTACCATTTTTTATTAATAATTTAGCAAATTGTCCTACTCCACAACCTAAATCTAATATTTTTTCTGTATTATTTAATTTATTTAAAATATCTTTCCAAATTAAATAATAAATACTATCTTCTGGTTCTTTAAAATATTCTTTATTAGAACCACCTGTCTTATAAATTTGATTATAAAAATCTTTAGTTTGTTCCACTTAACCACCCCCTAAATTTTGTTTCTTTTCCTTCCATAATATCAAACATGTTTTGAATTCTACATTGAGCTGTATGTTTTTCTAAATATAATTGATGTCCTAATCTTTTTATTCTTTCATATTTTTTAGGGTTATTTTCATAATAATTCATCCATTTAATTGCTTCTTCTGGTGTTTTAAACCAAACTAAATGTTGATGATTTATAAAAAGTTTATCTATTCCAGGAAACCAAGAGACTAATGCAAAACCACCACTTGCTAATATATTATATAATCTATTGCTTGTAACTGTTTGTAATGGGGCACTTATACTTAAATTAAATTTAGTATTTTTATATAAGAGATTTTGGTCTTCAGTTCTTTTTTCTCCACTTATTATTTTTAAAAAATAACACTCTCCTATTTTATCTAAAATTTCTTTTCTATTATTATGATATTTTTTTAAAGAATTATTACCAATAAATAAAACCTCCCACTCTATAGGTCTACAAAAAGTATTATCACTATTTAAACCACATTGTGGCATATAAACAATAGGCTTTTTAAAAAAATCTATATATTCATAAAAATATTCTTCATTACAAAGAAAGATATAATCAAACTTAGTTTTATGTTGAATTAATTTTTCTGGAATCTTTAAATCATTCATCCACCAACCTATTTTAGCTTTTGTCTCAAAATAAGGAGGTAATTTATTATAAAAAATAATTAAATAATCATAATTTTTAATTAATTTAGTATCTGAAAAATCAAGAATATCCACTCCTGTTTTTCTTAAAGCATTAGCTATAGGACCTAGAATGTGATTCTTTTCCTTTATTATAACACCTCTTTTAATCATAAACCACTCTATTTTTTATATGTTTAAATTTTCTAAATTGATTAGAAGTATAAAGATTAACACCAAAATTATCCTTTATAATATTTGGAATAAAATTAAATTTCCATAAACAATAACTAAAAGAAATTTGGTCTCTTTTACTATATATATTTAATTCCTTCCACCAAAGTTTATTAAAGTTCTCAATTTCTTTATTATTTCTTCTAACTAAAACAGCAGTATGATATAATCCAAAATTATAAGGTAATCCTTCTTTTAAATATTCCTCTTTTTGTTGTTGAAATTTGATTGAATAATCTAATTTCTTTTTATTACAAACATCTATTTCCTCATAAACACAATTTCTTTTTGGGTGTCTAAATAAACAAATATCTTTATCTCTTAAATTTTGATTAATAAAACTAATAAAATTAAATACTTTAATTTGATAACAAGAATCTACCCAAACACTAATTTTATGACCCTTAGGTAAAAATAAATGTGGATTTAATTTAATATATCTTGCTGCTCTTTGAGGGTCAGAATTTAATTCTGAAAGACTTATAATTTTGGTTTTCCAACATTTTAAGTGAGGTTGTGGTCTATCAGAAAATAAAATATAAGAAACATTAGAATCTATAAAGAAAGGGTCTCTAACTTTATCATAGTTACCAAAATTACAAGAAAAAATTACAATTTGTTTATTCATTTTACAATTAAAAAAAGACCTCCCAAGTGTGCTTCAATGAGAGGCAAGGGAGGTATGTTGTTATCTATGAAGATAAAGACCTATAAATATTGTTTTTGAAAATCTTTCCAAGAAATTAAATTTAACCATTCTTTCTTGTTTTTTTCAAATCCACTCCAATCAACTTTACCAGTATTAACCAATTTTTCTTGTTTACCAAATTGAATTATGCCACAACCCATATCAATTTCAACAACAGCAATCTTAATAGTTGTTTTAGTTTTTTTCAATTCTACAATTGCTTTCCATACATCACCTGTCCAAGCTTTAGTTTCTCTTGGAACAACCTGCATTTCGAAACTTGTAGGAAGACAATCATGAACCACAATTGTTCCATTTTTAGCAAGATGTAATAAAGAATTTTTAATATCCTTTAATACTTGTTCTTTATGATGTAAACCATCAATAAAAACTATATCAAATACTACATCTTCTGCTAAAGAATCAAAATAATCATCACTAGACATTTGAATAGTACCACCAGAAACAGGGTCAACTCCTATTTTATTATCTATGATAACATTATTAAATGTCTTATTTTTTTGACAACCAATTTCTAAATATGATTTATAACCATTCTTAGAAATCAAACTATTGATAATTTCAAGTCGATTCATAATATAGATTTTAACTTATTTACAACTATATAATTATACTTCCAGAATCAGATTCATCAGTATAATCAAATTTGGTTTCAGTTCCATCCACATCAATTCTTGTTAAACACAAATTATGTGTTTGAGCAAAAGTTTTAAAAGCAGCTAAATCATAAGGTAAAGACCTAAAATCTAAACCATGTTCTATTTCTGCTTCAGAAAGACCTTCAGTAGTCATAACTGTAAACAAACCACTGTTACCTTTTAAAAGGTCTGTCTTATAAGTTACATTAACACCATTTGCATTTGTTAATACCAGAGTTGCCATTTTATTTAATTTTTATTTTTTATTACCTATTTTTATAAAGTTCTATTAAGAACTAAATCAATATCTATGTTTCCACTAATTAATCCTTTTTGTTCAAATTTTATTCCCATAAAAAGAAAAGAAAATCTAAAATCTTCCTTAACAAAAGAACCATTAGTTGTATTTAAAGTCATTGCAGTAATAGCTGGGATTTGAGAAAAATAAGTACTGCTCCCATCTTCTAAAGAATTTGAACACATTAAAGTCACAATTCCATTTAAAACACCTGCTAAATCATGAGTTCTAACCTGAACAGACCAAGAATAAGTTCCACTAATTTTATGTGAAAAGAAAAAATCTCCTTTACTCACATCATAATTAGAAATTATTGGAATTATAATACTCGGTTTATTTTCAACTTCCATAACTAATATTACTTATTTTTATAAATATAAAAAACTTTTATGAAAAATAAAATTTTTATTTATCTCCTTTTATGATTTTTTTTATAGCTTCTAAAGCTAATTCATCATCTATTTCAACATAACCTATATCTTCATTCATAAACCATGTTTTTTAATATAATTATCATTATAATTTTTCAATATATTTAATTGAGTTTGATTTTTAAAATCAAAAATCATATCAATACCAAAGCCATTTTTAACCCAAAAATCATAACCACCTGGTTCTGCATATAAATCCAAAATTCCATCACATTTTTTAAAATTAGGACCAATTAAATTTTTAAACATAAGATATTCTGGAGTTGATTTATCTATTTCAAAACCCATTTTACCCCAATGTTCATATCCATTTAATTTTTGTTTATTAAGAGTAGCTGTTTTAGTATAATAATCTCCTCCAGCATGAATATCAAATCTTTTAAAACCATATTTTATAGCAGTTGAAAACATAGTTATAAATAATTTATGAGCTATACCAGGAATTTTATTTTTAACATCTACTGTATCTATTAAACCTTTTTCTAATATTCTCTCTTTTAAATTAATTTTTCTAGTTTGAGAGTAATTATTTGTAATTATAGCAACAGTACAACTACTTCCATCTTTTGTAGGACTTAAAGCAAAATCAATTATTTTAGTTTTTGAAGATTTAATTCCTCCTACTAAATCAATAATAAATTTTAAAGGATTTTTTATAGATTTAGTTATAAATATTTCTTTTTCAAAATGCTTAATAAATAAATCATAACCTTTTTGACTCCATTTATCTTTTTGTATTAAATCCCAAATTTGTTTCTCAATATTTTTATTATAAGAATCTGGAAATTCTTGCAAGTTATATAAATATTCTTTTATTAAATTATCTATTGCTTCTTTTTTAGTATCTCCTACCCAATTTTCTCTACCTTTTTCATCTTTTTTTATATTCCAAGTATCTTTATCTTTTACTACTTCATACCAAGAAGAACCACTATTCATTTCATCTTGTCTTTGAATAAAGATTTCTTTATCTCCTATTTTTACTTTATAAATTGGGTATTCCAAATCTGGTTTCTCATATAATTCTGTTTTTATTTCACCATCATCTTCTTCTATTTTTATTTTCTTCCAGTGTCCACCTTCAAATTTGTATTTTCCATCCTTGTATTCACGCTCTTCTCCCTCTACTGGAGGTAAAGTAATAGATTTAAATATTATTTGTGAACTTCTTTCTTGTAACATTATTTTTGTTTTTTCCAATGGCCTTGAGTAAAAACATAGGTTCCATCCTTATATTCTTTTACTTCACCTTCTTTTGGGTCAAAAATGTCATTTAAAATTTTATTTCCATATTCTTTATTAGAAACAATATGTATAATAACATTTACTTTTTCTTGTTTAGATAGAAATTTCTTCCAAGCTTCTATTGTTTTATCATTAACACCAGTAGATTTTTTATAAACTTTAGTTAATTCATCATCACTTAAAGAGTGGATTCTTTCTAATTGTTCTTTAGTTAATTTAATATCACCCTTAGGTGTTTTATAAAAGCTTGCTTTTAATAAATCTTCTTTATTGAAACCATTTAAATTTATCATATATAAATATTTATTTATTGCAAATCACAATATTCACCCATTATATTTAAAGCTTCTTCATAACTACCTGCTGCAAATATTTTTTCTTGCATTTCTTTTGCTTTTTCAGGTTGTCCTGCTCTTTTTAAAGCTTTCATACAAATACCTATTAAATTAAATACATTTCCATCTTCTCCTATTACTTTAGCAACAGGTTTTAAATTTTGCATATTACCTTTTAATTCTTCATATAACTTTTTATAATTTTCATTTAAGTCATCGTAATTCTGTTCAAACAATTCTTTTTTAGAATAATTACAATCACAAGAATCCTCAAAATCTTTTTTACTTGAAAAGCCCGCCCAGCTCAATAATTGTTCATCAGAAATATTTTTAATATCATCAAAAGTTATATCTTTTTCTATAGGTTTAGATTTTTCACTTTTATTTTTTAAAAAATCAATAGCTACTGCTTTACATACTTCTAAAGTTCCTTTTGCTACATGTTTATCATTAATTTTTAAATAATAATTAGAATCTGGATGATAAATGTAAAAACTAATATTATCTTTATAAGCTTTATAAGCTCCTTTTACATTCTTTCTCCAATCTAATTTTACATCTTCCTTAGGTTCTTCCTCAAACTTCTTTTTCACCAATTCTCTTTCTTTTGGTGTTAAGATACCACTTTTTACTGCACTTTCTGCTGCTTGATTTAATTCATAAGAAGTAGCAGTCATATTATGTTTTTTTAACCAATTATAAGCAGCAGTGGCATTTTCTTTTTCTTTTTCTGTGTAGGTAGAAATTACTTCTTT